TCTACAGGTGGCTTGCTTACTCTATTTGATAATGATTACTTTGGAAGCGGAAATGGTCTTACAATAGCAGACGGTGCAACATTTACTTTAAGAGGATTGACAAATGTTAACCAAGTATCTGCAAAAGCTGCATCAGCAGGTGCCATATATTATAGAACTCAGTTCTTTAGCTCCAATCCTAACAAGTAATTAAACTTCAGCTGTAGGTTCATCAGCTTCAGGAGCCGCTTCCGTATCTACTGGAACATCAGCTCCTGTATCTGCGGGGCCTCCTCCAAACTCTGGTATACCGCCTGCTTCACCTCCAGCTACTCCACCGCCTTCACCTCCTACTGCGGCTTCACCTCCAGCTAATTCACCAACAACAGCTTGCTCTTTCCAACTAGGACCTGCTGCTTGAATTTGTGATAATTCCCATTGTAGTTCAGCATCTTTTCTAAGAAACTCTCTATTAGCTAGAATATCCTTATCCTTCCATCCAAGATATTTCTTTTGTGCGTATGTAGCAGATACAAATTCAGAAGACGCTAGATTGTTAAAGTTACCAGCTTTTAACTCAAGTCTTTGATTCTCTCTTAACTCGTAAAAATTAGTAGGTACATTAAACTCAATCTCAACATTTTGTTCGGTGAGATCGAATTTTTTAAATAACCCCATTAATGTTAAATGAGTAATAAATCCTTTCTTCAACCCTGCAGCAAATCTCTGCTGCTGTCTCATTACAAATCTAGCAAACTTAAGCTCTTCTCTTAATACAGTAGATCCATCTGCAGAAGCTTGGTCATTAGGATCTAGTCTAGTCGAAGGTACTTTAAGAGCTCTGTATAGCTTCTTAATAAAGTACATTAGATCTGAAAGCTCACCTAAATTTTGACCTCCAGCTAACTGACTTACAGAAGTGCCTTCAGAACCCTGTCTCTTAGCAAACCAGAATGCATCAAGCATAGATTGTGGATTAAATTTCTTAACAACATTATCTTGATCTAGATCAAAAGTTTTCTTAGACCAATAATTTTGAATAAGTTTCTTTAAGTAAGCTTCAGCTTTAGGTGGAGCCATATTACCTACATCAACATTAAAGACTAGTCTTTCTGGGGCTCTGACCAATCTATAAATTACTATAGCATCTTCAATTAATGATAACTGCCGGTAAGGACGTCTAGCATTCTCTAAAAACGGTATGCAAAAGTTTTTAGTTTCGTTATAAACACCAGAATTAATATAAGTAATCTGGTTTTGATCCATTGGAATAAATTCAATCTTTTCTATCTTTTTAGGATTTTCAGGACTGTATATTGGCTTTCTATAAATATATCCCTTAATGAGCATATTCTGTATATTATTATATACAGGGTCTATAATTTCAGCAGGTAAGTTAATTACCCCTAAAATACCATCTTCTACAAATCCTTCATGAATAATTTGCTCAAAGAATAATTCACCTTCAACTAAAAGCTGTCTAAAATATTGCCAGCCTCTATTTTTAAGATCATAATATTCTATATATCTATGAAATTGCTTATCAAGTTCAGATTTTTCTTCTACTGTTAAGTCTATTTCTTTTAAATGTAACTTCGCAGTATATCCGCTTTCATCTGGATTAATAGTTTCATCGCAAATTTCATCTAGAGCATCAGCAACCTCAGAATAAGCAGCTATAATTCTATAGTCTCTTAATCTACCACCCTTATCTTCTTGAATGTTAGCATACATTACATCACCAAAAGAAGAATCTTTCGCGAAATCTCCAATAGGTATATTATTGTATGGATTAGAAGAAGAAACTGAAGCTTTCGCTAATGCCTCTGCTCTCTTCATTCCAGTCTTTTTAAATATATTATACTTAGGATTAAGCTGATCGCCTTCTGGTTCTATATTAGAGTAAGGCAATCTATTTTGAATATATTGGACTAGGTTTCTTCCAAAAGTTGATGCTCGTCCATCGTTCGTTACGTAGGAACGATTTTGAGAGTTAGTTGTTGATGAATCCGCCATTGTATATATTTATTCTAAGTTAAGGATAGAGCTAGCAGCTTGATAAGAAGAAGCCCAACCTGCTTCATTAGCAGTAACAAAAGTAAATTTACCTGAACCACTTAATGTGGATGTAGGTAAGGAAATACTAACTAAATTATCTGTAGCAATATTATATAAACTATCATCTAATTTGTAAGCACTAATTGTATCTAATTTAGCAGAAGTTATTTGTTGATAATCAGTAAAGAAGTCAAGTTTATTAGCACTAATATATAATGAGTTACTATAATCTAAAGCTTTACCATATAATAAAAAGTTGTTAGTTTGAGAACTTATAACATTAGTCGTACTTCTTAATTGCTCGAAAACACCGGAAGTAGTATAAAATATATTTGTAAATTCTGGTATACCTGAAACTGTAATAGTTTCAGAATAATTAGTAGGTACTGTACTATCGTAACCAGATAGAGCACCATAACCTTGCTCCGTATATGTTTTATTTGATATCTGCTGGTCAAGTGGAGAGAAGATTCTATTTTGTAAATCTACAGCAATAAAATTGTTATCAATCTTATAGATATTACCAGCAGTATCTTTTTCTTCAGGAAATAACCAACCCTTTATAGTAAAAGATGTATCAACAGTAATTCTAAATTTTTCCGAATATGTAGTATCAGTTGGTGTAGAATAATTTAAACTACCGCTCCATAATACTTCACTTCGTATTTCTTGATCATAATTAGCACCATATTCTTCAGGTACTTTCCAAGTTAAAATAATATAAGGATTATTATAAGGTACAAAATTAGAGATTATTTGATCAACATCTTGCATGTATCTAGCGAGTATAGACATACTCACTTCTAAATTTACCGGTACAGGCATTAAAAATTTAGAAGAGCTTTTAGAATATTCACTTTCTGTTGCCGGTATCAAAGCTGCATTTAACTTATTAAAGACTCTTGATTCATCTCTAGAAATACTATCAAGGTTAATAGCAACTACAGGAAGCGTTATATTTTGAGCTTTGTTTACTATATCATACATTACCCGTTGCTTAGGGGCAAATACATATCTTACATCAATATTTGATTTCGCATTTCTGTTTTTATCAAATCGACTGATAACCGTATCGTCAAACGCAGCTACAAACTGAGTTAATAAATTTTTTATTTCAAAATGAAATGCTCTATTCTTCATATCTTATATATATTTATTACAGAAACCTATCAATAAAATATTTAGGTAACTTATGTCTATTATTAACTACACTTTCTGCAATTGAACCATCTAAAATATAAGTTATACAATGATCTTTATGTGATCTTACACCTCTTCCACAAGACTGAATTAACGAACAAAGCATTTTATTCATATACCAATTAAAGTCGCCTTTCATTAATTTTTCAATACGCTTATCTTTAGTAGGTAAATAAGGTGCTTTTACAATAATTTGAAATCTAGCTAAATCATCTCTTAGATCTACTCCATGAGACATAGAAGGAGATATTAACACAGTAGGCTCATTATTAACATAATGTTGCTCTAATATTTCTTCATTTCTTACACCAGGCTCTCTAATCAAAAAACGTCTATCAGTTAATGAACCAGCAAGGAACGAAGTAATAGTATTATTATGAGTATGTATAATACCTTTATCACTTTTATGAAATTCACATATCTCTTTTATCTGCTTAACAACTTTAGGTAAACTTCTTTTTAAGTTATGATAATTTAGCTTTACTTTAGTATTACAATATATAGGAGCATTTTTAGCATCAAATGACGACTCTGCTTCTATATACTTAAACTTACTAATACCTAAACTTCTACAAAAATTATTAGGATCAATAATAGTAGCAGACATTAGAATTACTTTATCAGCATATTTAAAAAGATGATTAGAAAGCTTATCAACTTTTAGAGGCATAAACGTTATACCTTTCTTATCAGCTTCAAATAGATATTCACTTTCATTCCAAGTTTCTAAAATTAAAGATAATTTTGAATGTAGATTACGTAAACTAATTAAATTACTTTTTGACTCAATAATAAACTTTTTATTAACCTTACCTGTATTATTAGTAATCTCTTTTAAGTCTTCTATTCTATCATTAAGATCTAATATTAATTCGTTTATCCATTTTACTACTTGTAAACTATTTCTAGAATAAAAAGGTCGAATATTAACATCTAACTTAGTAAGGCTTTCAAAATTTATACTACACGAAAATTCTTTAACTAATTGATCTTCTAACTCAGCTGCCTCGTCACATATAAGAAATTGTCTCTTTTTTAAATGATCGGGTAAAGAGAAAAACATATTATAATTTAACGTATTAAACGTAGACGTTAAAGCAGTATTTCTATCTTCGTAATAAGGACATTTATTAAGAGCCCAACACTCTTCTTTAATCTTAGGTAAATGTAGGCATGGAGCTAACTCTACAGTAAAACGGTTATCAACTTCGCATTGATAATTAGACTTACCTTTCAGTACCTTAACATCATTAAACAGCTCTTTATATTGATCTTGTAATGCTTTAGTTATAGTTAAGGCCGTACAGCCGAAAGGCTTCTCTTCACCACATTCATCTTCATACGTATACCCACCTCCGTGTGTTCTTCTATATGCTAAATAGTTAGTTACTAGCTCTCTAAACTCCTTAGTAGGTTGATTAGATACGTTGCCTATAGTTTTAGATATAAATGATTTTCCTGAACCAGTAGGTGCATTACAAACCACGAATTTATGACCATCTTCAAAAGCTTGATCAATATTTTTAAGTAACTTTACTTGAGCCGGATTAGGAGTATAGCCATCCGGAAAGCTTTGAAGTAGACCACCTATCACACTTTATTTTAAAGTAGTTCCATCTGATGGCAATATGAATACTAAGTTATCGTAAAGCTTAGATTTAGAAGAGCTATCCAAAAATTTAACTCTTGTCATTTGGTTTAAAGGAATAAACGAGCTAAGGTGGTAATTTAAAACACCCTTATCATCATCGTAATTCATTTTAAATGGATATGGAATTTCGTAATTTTTATTTGAACCGTTTATCTCTAAAGTTAAATTTATGTAATATTGCTTAACTTGAAATATCTTAAACTTACCCTTCTTTAATACTTTTTTATTAGTTCTTATAACTATATCTTTTAGTAAGAAAGGTTTCAAAAAATTAGATACTTTTTCTAAGCTTACATTCATGAATTCATAAAATTAAATTTTTGTTGTTGAGATAAAGGATATATATTTTCATTAAAATAAACCCAAAAATCTTCATTTGCGGGTATCTCTTGTATAACATCTACTTGATTACAATTTATATTTCTATAATTTTGCATCATAATATCCCAGGCTACAGATAAATTATCAGGTCCTAAATAAGGCTTACGAGGGCCTTTAGGTGCGAAATAATTTAGAGATATTCTTCCGTTAACTGAGTTTAATAAATCTAAAGAGTTGGTACATAGCATCCGTCTTGTAGCAGCTA